TCAGCAGGACACGCTGCCCCAGCAGAGGCTGACCACGGCCAGCAGCTCGGCGCCGGTCCGGCGCATGGCGCCTACGTCGTCACCGGCCAGCGCGGCGGCATGGGCGCGGCCGGGGCGCTCACTGGCGTCCATCACGGCCTCGGCCCTACCGGGTTCCCAGGTCTCGCAGCCAGCCACGAAGGTCGCCAGGATCATCAGGCAAATTGCGGATCGCATCGGCAGCGTCCCCCGTTCCGGCCACATACGCCGCGCATTCCGCAAGGCTGGCCCGGGCCCCGCGCGCGTTCTGGTGAGAGAGGTAGGCGGCAGCCAGCCCGCCGGCCGCGACCAGCCAGGGCGCCGCCATCAGGGCGAGGCGGTTCATTTCTCGGGGATCGCGCCGCGCAGGCCGATCCCGGCCAATCCGACATTTATCAGGACGGCCGGGTGAGCATCGCCGGTGAAGTTGTCGATGACCCGCACAACCCAGTGCAGCCCATGGACAGGCTCAAGCGCAACGATCACACCCGCCACCAGCGGAGCAAGGCTCGCGTACCAGGTGAGGGACTTCGGCTTGACGTATTTCTGCAGCTTTCCGGTCATTTCGCGCCTCCGAACAGGGCTTTGAGGAAGTTGATGATCGTGGCAATGATGTTGGGCCCCACCGACGGCGCGTGGCTTGCACCGGCCTGCGCCATCATCGCGCGGAGCTCAGCGCCAGATACCGTCTTGAGGATCCCGCGCCGCTGGCCGGATTCATCGACTTTCCAGATCGGGATCCGCCCCCCGTTCGCCTCGTACTTCCCGGTTCTGAAAAGCGCCTGCTCCGCTTCCCGGCGCCGGCGGATCTCAGGCGGACGCAGCCATCCCATGAAGCCGTCCCCGCTCATGTCGCCGCGCAGGATCTCCTGGACAAGCTGGCACGGCTTTCCGGTGCTGGGATGCTTCCAGGTAACGCCGCCTGTATTGAAGTCCCACGAGACCAGGGCGTCGAACTGGTGCGGCTTGAGCTTCACCCCGGCGAACACGCGACTCACCCGCGCTTCGTAGCCGTCCAAATCCTTGTCGAAGAGGGACAGAGCGCGCAGAACCGCTCCGTCGATGTCCTGCGGCATCCCGCGCGGCATGGCCTCGGGGTTCGGCGATCCAGCTGCTGCTGTGTGCCCGACGCCGAAGGTCCAGGTGTTCACGCTGTCCAGGTAAGGAGCCGGGACAACGCCCTCATGCTCGGCGATCTCCAGAACGCCGCGGTCGCTAATCTTCATGGTTCTCTCCAAGATGAAAAGCCCCGCATGATGCGGGGCGCTAAGTCGTCGGTCGTGGTGGTGATCAGCGGCGCAGGTTGCGCCAGAGGTCTCGCAGGCCGTCGAAGGAGAACCCGGATGACGGCCAGCAGGGCGCGGTCCAGATCGACCACCGGCCCCGCTCATTCTCCGGGATCATCAGATGCAGCAACTTCAGCCAGTGGATGGCCGACCAGATCAGGATGCTGTTGAAGACGACATTGACGTCCATGCCGCCCAGCTGCGCGCGGAACGCCCGGCGCGCCTCGGCATCAAGAGCGATCGAGACCCCCTCCCAATAAATCGAGCGGCCAGCGCCCCCGACCATCAGGAGGATCGCGGCCAGCGCCAGGTGCCATGAACGCCGGCGGTTCCAGTAGGCCAGCAGCGGGATCATGCCGCGCAGCACCCACGCCATCAGGCAAGTCGCGACGAGGCCGCTCAGCGCCGCTAGAGGGTAATCCCCCAGTAGTTCAATCATGTGCCTTCGTGCCCCGTTCGTTCTGAATTTCCTTGAGTTCCGCGATCGCCTCGTCCAAAGACCGGCGCCGGCGCTGCAGTTCTCGCGTCGCGGCCTGCTTTGCCGTCACGACCTGCCGCTCGGTGGCGCGGCGCTGCTCTTTCTGCGGGAAAAACTTCGACCACACCTTACCCATTCCGGCCCTCCACGACATCGATGGCCCGATCCATGCTGCGGACCGATTCCAGAATTTGCGCCGTGTGCTCCTTCTGGTCTTCGATGCGCCGATCCGACAGCGAGTTCGCCCGCCGCCGCTCCTGCCACAGCGCCCAGGCCAACCCGAGGATCAGCACGCCGGGCAGCGCACCGACCTCTCCGATCAGGGCGTTGGCAATCTCGGTGATGTCCATGCAGTCAAACCTTCGTCACGCTGGATAGTCTGGCTGCACGGTTACGCGATCCTCGTCATTGGCCCGCTCCACCGGACCATGGCCTTTTGAAACGACGCACCAAGTCACGGGAAGTTCGCGAGATTGAGCGACACCGTGTCCCCGGCATAGCGGCCGCCTGCCCCGAAGTAGGCCGCGTAATTCGCCGCGTCCAAGGCATCCAGTTCGGCATAGGTCATGCCGGAGAGGGCCACGTCGATCAGATGATATTGGTACAGGATGACGCTGTGCCCGATATCCGGCTGCAGGGAGTTGTAGGGTGGGATATTGCCCCAGGCCAGTTGATAGATCTGATTTTGCGCCGGGCTTCCGCTCGGGCTGCCGTTCCAGGATGACGCTTGAACCGATTGCCGTTGCGCCCCCGTGGCCGAACTCAGCGATCCGGTGAACAGCCGGTTTCCGGCCCAGGAGGCCGTCGAGCCGATGCCGAAATCGAAGTAATTGCCGCCCGCCGCTTTCGTGCGCTTGATATCCACCCAAAGGAAGACGGCAAATTCCCGGGTCGGGTTGTCCGCCACGTAGTCGATAATCGGCTGCGCCCCGTTCAGCCGGGCCGCCTGGCCGTTCTGGTTCGTGTTGCTGACGACCCCGTAGAGCGCGCCTTTCGACGTGCGCTCGAAGGCGCCATAGGGGGCTGTGAAGGTGTTGTTAAAAGCGCCCGCCAGCGAGGCCGCATTCCCTCCCCCGAGGATCCCGGCGGCCTCGCGCCAGGCGATGTTGTGAACCGCCCCGCCATCGTCGGGCACGCCCGGCGCCGTCTCCGAATTTGTGAGATCGGTCAGGATCAGCGTGCCCGGCGTGAGGCGGGGATCGGCGCTCAGATAGGGCGCGCCAGAGGCGGAGAAATCCCCGCCCACGAGAGAAGCAAATCCGGTCATCTTACCAGCTCCATTCTGTCAGAGATTGCGCCATCGCGGCCGCGAGGCGCGCGCCGCCGGTCGCGTTGAGATGCGTCCGGTCCCAGGAAAACCATTGCCAGACCCCGCCGACCCTGATCGCCAGGCTGCCGAGATCCGTTTGGGATGATCCATCGGTGCGGATGTAATAGTCACCATCCGCCCCGCCGGTCGGCAGCGCGGCCCCGGTGCGCGTGCCGCGAAAGGTCATGTCGCCCGCATCCATCGGCAATGTGCTGTCCTTGAACCACGAAAGCGGCAGGATCCCGTAGGCCTCCGCGACCTCGGCCTCGGTCTTCCCCGGAAAATGCACGCTCGGTTCAGCCTGCATCTCGGCATCCCCCACCGCCGCCGCCTGCAGGATCGCCCAGACATTGAACCAGCGGCCCCCGAACATCCGGTCATACTCGGCATGCAGCGCCGCAAGTACGCTCGACCCGTCAAACTGATCCTCCTGCTGGGGACAGATCAGGCGGCCTCCGGTGTACTCGGTAAAGTTGCGCTGCCCGCAGATACCCATGGGGGCGAAGCGAAGATCCCTGGCGCCGGCCATTGCAGAGACCTGCAGAGTCGCCTCGATGATCTGGCTCCAGTTCGAGCTTCCCACGCTGGGCGGCTGGTTGTTCTGACCATGCCACATGAACAGCGTGTCGCCGGCATAGAGGTCTCCATTGGTGATCGCGTAGTCGATCATCCCACGCACCTGGCGCGACGTTGACCCGCCATAACTCTGCTCGACAACCGTCCGCCCGGGAAATTCCGCCGACAGGTTCTCGAAGAGCTGGGCTTGCCCCGGCATACTGTCTCCGATGACGCGGATGTTGCGCGTCGGTGCCCGCTGCGATCGCTCCTGATCAGCCCGCAGGGTCAGGCCCACGATCGCGGCGCTCTTGTCGGCGCGCCGGACCTCCCATTCATCGGCCGAGGCCGCGCAGCGCAGCGCCATGCTTGCCCCGTCCCCACAGGTTGCGATCGGCTCGGTCGGCACGTGTATCCAGGCCCCATCCTCGCGCAGAAGCATGTCGCCCGCGGCAAATGTGAAGGTCGCGGTGCCCGGGCTGTCGGCCTGGTACACTTCGCCGTCGACAGGCGCGGCCGGAAGCCCGGAACCGGGCGAGAACTCGCCGCGATAGACGAGACCGGCGGCCTGCATCCACCGCTCATATTGCCAGCCCCCGCCGCCGGTCTGCCGGCCGTGATAGACAATCGCGTCCCCAGGCGAGACCCGGATCCCCTCGAACCGGCCGAAGCCCGTCACCCGCCACCAGTCGCCCTCGTCGCGCGCGCCGAAGGTGCCGGGCGCCGGCTGGATATGCCAGGCGCCGCCGTCATACACGAGGAGATCGCCCACCCGCATGCCCGCATGTGTCCCGGTCGAGACCGCGCCAGATCCGTTGACGTATTGGTAATAATCCCCGTCCGTGTAAGGCGCGCCGCTGCTCGGATTGCCCACAGACGGCCCGGAGATCTGGCCACGCAGATAGCGCGACGGATAGGCCCCCGGATCGAACGCGCCCGCATAGCCCGTGCCCTGCAACAGAAGGCCGGTTGCCTTGCGGACCTCAAGCGCCTGCCCCGATCCGTTCACGCCGCGCAGCAGGCGCACCGGCAGATCCGGGAAGGCTTGCCAGCACGACCCGTCCCGCGGGCGCGTGGTCAGCGCCACCGGCGCCGCCGCGGATCGCCAGCGTCCGGGGCGCACCGGCACCCGGTCGGCCGTGTTGGGCAGGATCTCCGCTGCGGCACTGTCGGTAAGGTTCGACACCCCGACAACCTGGCCGTTCAGCTGTTCGAGGTTAAGGATCACGCCGCCCGCATCCGTGATCAGGATCGGGAAATACCCCGGAAAAGCATCGCCCACGCCCCAGCGGTATCCACTGCCCTCGGGGAGCGCCTGCGGCAGCAGCGCCGTGACCTCCGTCGCCAGCGTGCCCAGCGTCACCGCCTCGGCCGGAACCGTGAGCGACGGGATCTCGACCGCGCCATCCACGGTCACCAGGAGCGGGAAATACCCCGGGAAGGCATCGCCGAGCCCCCAGACATAACCGCTTTCCGGCGGGATGGACTGAAACCGGAGCTCATATTGCGCGGTATCGAGCTTGGCCGCATCCGCCGCGATCCGCGCCGTCTCCTCGGCCTCGAGCTCGGCCTGATCGACCTTGACCTCAAGCTCGGTCCGATCCGCCTTGGCCGAAAGCCCGGTGCCGCCGATCCGCACCCACCGGCCCCATGCGGCATTCCAGGAATAGCGCCCCGCGTTGAGCCTCTGACCGCCGTTGTAGCCGGTCGCCGTCGCGGCGCCATGGGTGCCCGTGTCGCTGTCCAGCACCTCGCCCCCGGCGCCGTCGATCTCCGGCGTGATCGCCAGCAGATCGGACCAGGTCGCGGCCCAGACCACATCTGAGGTGACCTGCGCCTCGACCCCGTTGACTGCGGCGATCACCTGCTCCTGAAACTCCGCGATCACCGTGCGATCGGGCTGGTGCAACGGGCTGTCCCCGATCCAGACCTCACGCGCCGTTCGTGTCGTGCTGACCGGCATGTTCGTTCTCTCCTTACTCTTCCGGGACCAGGATCGGACCCGCCGCCACCGGCGCGCCGATTGATCCGTCGAATGCGATCGGCCGCAGCCAATAATAAGCCGTGCCCGACGCCACTGAGGCCGACACGTCATAAGCGGCCAGCGTCTGCACCGGGATGTTGCCGCCGACCTGAACCGCCGTGCCGAAATCGTTCGCGACCGCCCGCCAGACCGTCACGACCACCGTGTTGGCACCCGCATTGCCCTGGAACCGCACCTGCCCCGGCTCACCCGTCGCCGAGGAGATCGAAAAGGCCCCTGTCGGCGCGCCGGAGACCGTGACCTCGATCGGAACCGCGGGCGCCCAGGCGCTGACCTTGTCCGTGCCTTCGAGCCCCGAGAAATTGCGCACCTGCACCGCGTAGGTCGCGCCGACCTCGCACCCGGTGATCTCGTAGGACTCGCGCGCCGCAACCGAACGCCCGACCGCGATGATCTCCTCGAAGCCATCCGAGAGGCGCTGAAGGCGGATCTGCTGCGAATAGACCGCGTCGGCCGCGTCCCAGCCGACCAGGATCCGCCCCGCGCTGGGGCTTGAGGCCGCGACATTTGCGATCGCGGCCGTTGCATAGCCGCCGACCACCGCCTCGGCCGAGACCGCCGGGCGTTCCGGCTCCTGCGATCCTGCGTCAAAGTCCCAATCGGTCGCGGCCACCGAATTGGCCGTGACCGAGAAGGTATCCACCCCGACCCGCTCGAGCTTGCCGATCTCGAACGGCCCGTCGATCCCCAGCTCGGCATGCGAGAAGCGGAAGAACCGATGGCCGAGGAGCTCATAGCCCACCGCCCCGATCGTGCCGGAAAGCTGCCAGGCCGGCCGCTTGACCCGGCCGAGCCTTGCGGCGATCCGGATCGCCTGATTGTGCCACTTGATCCCGTGCAGCTGCGGCGTGTCCCGCACCCGCCGGCCCTCTGCCGTGACCGTCCAGACGCCCGTCGACCATTCGCGCCAGGCGTTTGCCGGCTCGACATATTCCGGCACGATCTCGGTCGGCGCGTCGCTGCCGGTCTGCCCGCCGACCAGCTCCACCGCCTCGAAATCCCCATCGGCGAGCGTCACCCCGGGCGCCATGTAGCGCCCGACATAAAACCCCACGGTGCCGTCCGCCGCCTCGTAGAGGAAGGCATCGCAGGCCCCGCAAAGCTGCGCGCGCTGCGTCTCGAAATCCTGGTCATCCGACAGGATCCCGTCGAAGCACCAGCGCGGCCCGGTGACGCCGTAGCGATCCGTGACCTCTTCGTCGCAAACATCGGCCTCGACCGCGACCAGGTCCCAATTGACCGATTGCCCCATGCGCTCGGTCAGCCACCAGGCGAGGATCAGCGCGGCATTCGACGTGAACCCGTAGCTGTCCGATCGCGGGTCATAGATCCGCGCATGCCCGTCGAGCACGGGGGCATAAGCCCATTGCCGCCCGCCGGGATAGACCTCGGAGAACCGCTCCGGCGGCACCTTCTTGGCGCGGATCACCGCCCCCGCCAGCCCCGCGAAATCATGGGCCGCCGCAATTTGCCCCGGGAACTCCGCCAGCAGATCGGCATTTGCCGCCTGACCGGCCGCGCCGAGGAAGGCCGACACCTTGGCCGTGTCGCCGATCGGATCCGTGGTCACGAGATCCGCGCCGTCGATCTCGACGGGGCGCTCGTCCAGGTAATGTTGCGCGATCCCCGCGATCTCATGCGCGGCGAGGATCGGCACGTAATAGCGATAGGTGCCTGCCGCCCCGGTGAAGCCGATCGGCCCGCCCTTGCGCACCCGGCCGAGCGCCCATTCCGCATAGGCCACGCCTTGCGCGAAATTGACCATCCGCGCGGACGGCTTGGGCAGATCGGGGCGCGGCGTGAGCGCCTGCGCGATCATCGAGAGCCCCACGCCCACCACCGTCTTGACCACGATCGCGCCAAGCGCGGTGCCCGCGAAGGCGCCGCCTGCCACAACGCCCGCGGCATAAGCCGCCCCCGCCGTGGCCGCCGCCGTGCCGCCAAGCGCGCCGATGATGAAACCGGCCGCCTGCGGCATCGCCTCGGCCGGGGCGGGGCGCACGATCGCGGTGGAGCCCAGCAGAAGGGCGATCGCAATCCTACGCCGCATAGCCGACCCCCCAGGCCGCCAGCACCCGCACCCGACCGGGTGCCGTGAAGGTCACCCCGTCGCGCCCCTTGCTGGCCCATTGCGTGCCCGTCCAGAGCCCCCCGAAGGGCCAGCGCGAGCCGGGCCGCAGGTAAACCCCCACGTCGCCGCGCGCCGGCGCCGCGACCCGCGGCAGGCCGCCGATAGTCTGGCCGCACCGATCGAGCGCGGCCACGGGATCCGACAGGAAGCGCGTCAGGCGCTCGCAGTCTGCCGGCGTCTCGTAGAGCCCGCGCAGATGCGCCGCCGGATCCCGCCCCGTCACCCGCGCGATCCAGTCACCCAGGACCAGGCAACAATCCGTCTCCCCCCACACAAACGGCAGGACAGACCAGCGGTTGAGCTCCTGGTAGAGCGGCGACACCACCACGGGCGCAGGCTCGAGCGTCATTCCCAAAGCTTTTCCTCTTCAAAATCCGTGGTCGGGATCCATTCCAGCGAGGGATTTTCCTCGCCGATCAGCGCCGCATGCCCGGCGGTGTTGAGCGCGATCCGGGCGGCCGTGCGCCGGCCCTCCGACCAGGCCTCGAGCCCGATCGAGACCTCGCGCGAAACCGGCCCCTGCGCGGCCAGCGTGAGCGTGCGCATGGTCCGCGTGAGCCAGAGTTGCGGCGGATGCACCGGCGCATAGATCTCTTCGATCCGGGCCAGCGGCTGGACGTAGAACCGCGCGGCGCGCCCGGCCAGGTACTCCGGTCCCAGCGCGCGCAGCTCGGAAACCACGCTTGGCGCGTCGGGATCCTGGATGAAGGCGGCCGAGAGCGTGCCGGCCGGCGCCACCCCGTCGATCGCGCTTTCGAGCCCGCTCGCCGACAGGAGCTGAGACCCGTACCAGGTATTGCCGTTCACATCGGTAAACCGGCCATCCGCGCCCAGCATGAACCGCATGACGCCATCGGGCGTGTCGAGCTCGACAAGATCGATCAGCCCGATCGCGTCGCCGCGCGGGTCGAAGCCTTCGGGAAAGAAACTCATCGGTTCAGCGCCTCGCGCAGCGTGACCTCGGGCCGCGCGATCCGGCCAAGCCCGTAGGACATACGCGAGGCGTCATCCTCTTCGGCCTCGAAAAGCCCGGTGCCCACCAGGGCGATCGGATCGCCGGCCGCGATCGTCGCGCGCTGCATCCGCACGCCGATCCGGTAGCGGATCCCGCCGAGCGCCTCGACCGAGATCACCCCCATGGGCCAATCATCCGCCGAAAGGATCTGCCCCCGCACCGGCACAAGGGCCGGATCCGGGATCTCGACCACGATCGAGGAGGCGCCCGGCGCGGCCCCAGCGTCTGCCAGCGCCAGGGGCCCCGGCTCGTATCCCGTGCCATCGCCAAAGGTCGCCCCGTCCGAGAACGGGATCCCCGCGTTGACGAACGCGGCCGCAAGGGTCGCATTGCGATCGAAGAGGATCGGGTCGACCATGTAGAGGCGATAGAGCCCCCGCCGCCCCTCGGCCGCCCAATGGGTCGCCCGCCATTCCCCGGCAAAGGCGCCCGGCAGCGCGAGCGAGAACTGCCCGCGCCAGATCGGCGCGCGGTTATAGACGGTTTTGGTGTTGCCGTCGTTGCGCTCCGATCCCTGCCCGCGCCAGTCGATCCACCAATCCACCTGCGTCATGCGCATGAGCGCATAGGGCACCGTCACAACCGGCCGGCTCATGCCATCGTGCCCCGCTCGAAGAACTGGTTACTCATCACCCCATGCGCCCGCCGGGTCGCGTTCGCCGCCCCCGACACCATCGGCGCCGCCGTGCCGCGCGAGATATCCGCGACGCGCACGTCAAAATACGGGCTCGGGATCACCTCGAGCCGGGTCGCCCCACCGCCGCCCAGGCCGCCGAGCTTGTGGTTCGGGATCACCTGCGATCCCTTCGGCAGGTTGACCAGCTCGCGGCCCTGCTCACCGACCCAGGCCAGCCCGCCGGGCGCCGAGTTTGTGCCGTTGGCAAAGCCCGGGATCGCCCCGGTGATCGCCCCGCCCAGCGACATGGAGACCCCAGAGAAGAGCGCCGATCCGACCTGATTGAAGAGAATGCCGGCCAGGTTGTCGAAGACCGACGCCAGCCCCTCGCCGAGGCTTTTTCCGCCCTTGAGAATATCGCTGAATGCGCCGGTGAAACTCTGATTGATCGCCTGGCTCGCCGACTTGGCGCGCTGTTCGGTCTCCGAGAGCGCATCCCCGGCCTCGCGCGCCGCCCGCGCGGCCCCGCCGCCGGATCCGCCGCCGCCATCGTCCAGAGCATCCCCAAGCCGATCCGCCGCCGCCGCGGCCCCGTCGGTCTCATCCGCAGCACCGGCCATCACCTTGCGCAAGGCCGAAAGCCCCGCGAGAGGAGAGGTTGCCAGCCGCCGCAGCGCGCCGGTCGCAAGATCCGCATCGGCCGCCGCCTGGCGCGCCGCAGCGGCCGAGGCATCCAGCCCGGACGTGTCGGGCGCGTCGAACGTGTCGGTATTGAACCCCCGGGCGAAGGCCTCGCGCGCCGCCTTGCCGGCATCTTCGGCCGCACCCGCGAAGGGGTTGGCGATGTTGTCGAGGCTGAACGGATCGACCGTGCCGATCTGGATCGTCTCGCCCTGCGTCGCCCATCTGGGAAGCCGGGCAAGCGCCGCGTTCAGGCGCGTGATGAAGGTATTGATCCGGCCCACCACCGCGTTGAGCATCGTCTCGACGCCACCGATCAGGCTTTGCGCCGCCTGATAGGCGAGATCGCCGATCGCCCGCGGCAGCGCGCCCCAGATCTCGCGGATCGCCTCGAAGGCGCCGCGGAACACCCCCACCGCGCGGTTGCCGAAATCCACCACACCCCCGAGCGTGGCCCCGATCGCGTCGATGGCGGCCGCCCGGACCCGCTGCCAGGTCGCCCCGATCGCGCTGCCCGCCGCCCCGAAGGCCAGGCCGATCCGGTCGCCGAGCTCGGCCGCAAGATCCCCGACAAGCCCCATGGCCTCGCCGAACCCACCAGCCGCCGAGACCAGGCGCGTGAACTGAAACACCGCCTCGCCGATCGCCACGACGACAAGCCCGATCCCGGATCGGATCAGCGCCCCGCGCAGCACCGCAAGAGCCCCCGACAGGGACAGGGTTGCCAGCCTGGCCGCGACCAGGGCGCCGACATAGCGCACCCCGAAGGCCGTCGCCGCCGTTGCGACGTAGGTTCCGAGCCGCTGGATATTGCCCGCGATCGCGTCGATCACTGCGCGCAGCGCGCCCCCCTCGCGCAGCGAGTCCGTCATCGCCTGCGCCATCCGCCCGAAGGCAGGAACAAGGGTCAAGGCCAGTTGCTGCCCGGCGTATTGCGAGATCAGGCCGAGCCGCGCAATCCTGTCGTTGGCGGTCTCGATCTCGGCCGCGTCGGTCGCACTCAGCGCAAGGCCGTAATCCTCGATCTCAGAGCGTGCGGCGCGGATCGCGTCGCCGCCCTGTATCATCAAGAGCGCCATTTCGCGATTGCGCACGCCGAGATCCCGCAGAACGGCCGTCGCTTCGCCCGCCGACAGGCCAAGCGCATTGATCCGGTCGGCGATCGTCGCCACCTTCTCGTCCGCATCCAGCCCCGCGAGCTCTTCGGCCGACAGACCAAGCCGCTCGAGCGCCCGGCCCGCGTTCCCGCTTGTCCCGATATTGGCAATCTCGCGGTTCATGGTCTGAACATCGTTCGTCAGACCCGACAGGGAGACACCAGCCTCGCCCGCCGCGAGCTCGAGCGCGCGGAAAGCGCCGATCGAGGCATCGAGGCGCCGGGCGGATTTGGCGGCCCGGTCGATCTCCCGCGCCCCTGCCATCGCGGCGGCCGAGATCGCGGTGCCGAACGCCGCGGCCGCAGCAGAGACCCGAAGGAACTGCGCCCGCATGGCGCGCAGTTGCGGCGAAACCCGTTTCACGCCCTTTTGAAACTGCGCGCTGTCGAGCCCGAGATTGACCCGCAGCGCGCCGATCACCGAAGATGCCATCCTGTCCCCTTCCCGACCCCGTCACGCGGCCGGCTTGGCGCCCCATTGGGCGGCCATCACGTCGAACATTGTCTGAAGATCCGCGGCGGATTGCGGCCCGCGGTCACCGCCGCCGAGGAAGGCCCTGAAGCTCGGGAGCTTCTCTTGCCGATGCAGCGCCTCGGCATGCCAGGCAAGCCAGGCGCGCCCGTCCTGCTCCGCCTTGATCCGGTCCCGCGCGCCCATCATGTGCGCGTGGTATTCGCGCAAGGTGAGCGCCCAGAAGAGCGCCGGATCGAGCCCGGCCGCCACATAGGCCCGCAGCAGGTCGAAGACCCGCAGCGGCCCGCGGTCCTCTACTTTCCCGGCGCGGCCTCGATCTCGCCAGCCTGCGGCGCGGCCGCCAGGAACAGCCGCCCCACAAGCTCGGGATCTTCCGACAGGATATCCCCGGCGAGGCGCCGATCGGCATCGGCGTGGTGCCGCGCCATGGCGCAATGCACCATCGTGATCAGATCGCGCACCCGCGCATCGCCGCTTTCGGCCTTTTCCGCCCATTCGATCGCGGCCTTGCCGGTCTGGTCCTCGAAATCCGCCATCGCGTTGAGATCCATCCGCAGCGTGTAGGCCACGCCGTCGAGCGTGACCACGATCTCGCCCCTGAAACGCTCCGCCATGATCAGGCCGCCGCCAGGAGGGTGGGTTTCACGGTCGGGCGAACCGTGACCGTCGCGGACATCTTGCCGTTGGTCAGCTCGCCCGGCTCATAGGACAGGAAGAACCCGGAAAACTGCATCCGAACCCCGTTCGGCGCCGTGATCTGGTAATTGCCGCCGCCGGCGAAGATCTCGTCAACCATGGCGTCGCTTTCACTCGGCACCCAATTGAGATCAAATTCCACCGGCGTCAGCTCCATCAGCGCCGGAATGAATTCCTTGATCATGTCGGGGCTCTGCAGATGCGTCGCATCCTCCTCTTCGCGCGTGTAGCCCACCGGCTTGATCCGCGTGACCTCGGCCACGTTGACATATGTGCCCGGTGTCTCCCCTTCGATCCCGAAGTCGGATCCGTAGCCGATATCTGCATTGCTCATGCTTCACCCTTTCCAGTTGGTGACAAAATCCACAGACGCCCGCCACGGGCGCTGCGCTTCATTCGTTCCGCCCTGGCGATCCATTCGCCGGCCGTCCTCGAAAATCCCCCGGAACCCGCCGCCGGCATAGCCGTGCAGGAGGCCCGTCACAGCGCGTCGCAGCGCCATCGCCTCGCCCGGCTCGGGCGCCCAAGCGTCCACCTGCACCCGGCAGATCTCAAGCCCGTCCCCGCCCTTGAGCGTCGCCCCCTCGCCGCCGCCGATCAAATGCAGCACCACCGCCGGCAACGGCCGGCCTTGCGGCCGTGCCCCCCAATGGACGCCGCCGATCGCCAGGGCCGACACCGCCGGCGCGCCTCGCAGGAGCGCGCGCAATTCATCTTCCATGTCAGCTCCTCGCAGCCCGCTTCGCCGCCCGCGCCTCGGCCCGCGCGACGGATTTCGACACTTCGGCCCAGAGCTCTACCCGGAGCCGATCGAGCATCGCCGCGCGGTCGCTGTCCCAGGCCGGCCGCGCCCAGGGCTGCGGCGGATGGTGGATCGTGCCGAACTCCTGCAGATGCGCCTCGGGCAGCGGCCCGGCGCCGACGAACATCTCGACCGAGGCCTTGTCATCCCGCACCGTCTTGCGGTGCAGACCCCGTTGCCGCTTCGAGAGCTTGGTGGAAACCGCAATCGACTCGACCAGATCCGGGCTGTCGTCACGCGGCGCGTTCACGCGCATCTTCTCCGCCAGCGGCTCGGCCGCCTTCCGGAGCGACCGCCGCAGGGCCCCCTTGCCCGCGGCCCGGCTCAGTTTGTCGAGCTCGCGCTCGAGCTCCGAAAAGCCCGTGAGCTTCATGGTGACGCTCATTCCAGGTCGATCCTTGCCACCGTGGAGATCTCGAAAAACCGCAGATCATCCGAGATCTCGCGCTTGCCCGTGATCTCGTATTCGACACCCCGACAGGTCAGCCGATCTTTCGGCGTGATCGCCTCGGTCACCTCATTTCGGCGGAATTGAAACCGCGCCGAGATCGAGGCGCTCACCTCGGCCGCTTTCCAGGCCTCCGCATCGCTCGCGTCGATCTTGCGCGCGCGCTGCGCCGCCCCGAAATCCTCGAAGGTCTCGACCTCCGAGATCCCGTCATCGGTCAGGAGCGGCCGGCGAAACTGCACGACCTCGATCATCTGCCCCGGCTTCGGCCCCGGCATCAGCTCAGATCCCGGTAAGGTTTGAGCATGTCGCGCACGCCATCGGAGACCGGCGCCTCGCGCTCGCGATACCACGACGCGACCAGGAGCTTGACTGCCTGGCAGCACGGTTCGGGCCAGGCGCCCGGAAACTCCGCGTCGAGATCCCGGCGGGTGTACTTCTGCACGAACTCCTCGGCCACCTTGTGCAGGTCCGCGAGAAGCTGGTCATCCGCCGAGAAATCGACCGCCTGGCAATACCGCTTGATATCGGCAAGCGCGAGCTGGCTCACTGGTCAGCAGCCCCGGCCTTGCCGGCCTTTGCCTTGTCGGCCGCCGCCTTGTCCGCCGCCGCCTTCTCCGCCGCTGCCTTGTCCGCCGCCGCCTTCTCCGCCGCTGCCTTGTCCGACGCCGCCTTGTCGGTAGCCCCGACCGCGGCGGCCTCTTCGACCTCCTGCGCCAGGATCGCCGCCCGTTCCAGGATCGGGATCGGCATGCCGGTCTTTTCGACCTCGCCGGCCGCAAGCGCCCGGGTCAGCGCGTCTAGGTCGGCCGCGTCCTTCTCGAGCTCGGCTTTCGTGACCTTCACCGCAAATTTGCGCTGGATCAGCGTTCCGGAGACATCCTTGTGCGCCGGGTTCTTCGGATCGAACAGATAGACAACGCCCATCTGCAGCCGGCCGAGCCGGGTCTTCTGTGTCCGCTTGAGTTTCAGGAGCATGATCTGCCCTCCGTGTCATGGGATGGATCACGGGCGGCCAAAGCCGCCCGCGTCAGGATCAGACGAAAGTGAAATCGCCCGTCACGAGAGCCGCGCCGCGCTTGACCGCCATGGCGAGCCGCTTGGTCGCCTTCATGGTCTTCATGCCGTCGACAAAGTTGGTGCCGTGTTCGCTCGAGATCAGCACCTCGGCCGCCATGCGGTCATAAAGCGTCGCCGCCATCATGAAGTTGCCGACCATCCACTCGCCCGCGGAATGCGAGGCCGTGGGCACCACGTCCGCGCCCCAGAGCATCGGCGAGCTCGACACGTTCGGATCGCCGAAGACATAGCGGCCCGTCGTGTCCTTCAGCAGCTCGATCGCCGCCCAGTCGGTCGGGTTCAGCGTGATCCCGGTGGTCGCGTAATTCGCCAGCGCCAGTTGCAGCATGCCCAGGCGCAGACGGTCGATCCGGGTCGCATCGGGCAGGCCCGCCGCCGCCGAGAAGGCGGTAGCCTCGGTGATCAGGCCCGAGAGATTGGTGCCCGTGCCGTCGCCGGCCAGGATCTGCGCCTCTTCCTCGAGATCGAGGCCATAGCGCATTTCCCCGTCGATCGCCGCCTCGAGCTGGCCGCTGTCGGCCAGCGCCTCGTCCGAGATATGCGTCACGTGGCTGATCTTGCGCACGTTGGCCTCGGCCTGTTCCCAGCCATAGGAGCTTTCCGGCGCCGCGCCCTCCTCCGCCACGATCGCCGCCGCGTTGGTGCGGGTCACCTGCCGGGCGAACTTCACCACGTCGCTTTCCGTGGTCGCCTGCATCAGCAGCGCGCGGATCGGCAGGCGCTGGCGCGCCATGTTCGCGGGCGTGCGGTCCTCGGTCGGCCAGATCAGGCCGCCGCCGGAGCCGGCCGCCGTGGTGATCGCCGCTTTCGGCTTGAGCGACAGGTTGCCGTTCAGGCCGCCCGACACCCAGGCCTTGAGCTCATCGGAGCCGGCCAGCTCCTGGCCCACGGTCTGCACCTGCGACCCGCCGCCCCGGCCGCCGGCGGCAACCGCCTGCTCAAGATCCAGATTGCGGGTTTCCAGCGCCTCGAGCTTGCCCTCGAGCTTGTTCAGCGCGCCCGACAGGCCGTTGAACTCGGCCAGCGCCTTGTCGGCCGTGGCCTTGGTCTCGGCGTTGAGATCCCCGGTTTCCTTGGCCTGCTTGAGCGCCTCGTCCGCCGTCTTCTGCACGCTGTCGGTCACCCGGCCGAGCTCGGATTTCACCTCCGCGAGGAGCTTCTCGACATTGCCTGCGGCCTCCATGCGCGGCGTGCCGATGACTGCGGCAGGCTTGCGGATCTGGCCCGACGCGGCCGCAGCAAGGATTGCGGCCGCCGAAGCGGCCGGTTTTGTCATGACATTCATGTGTGTGTCCTCAGATGGATTTTGCCAATTGCAGGAGCGATGCGAGCTCCTGCGTCACGTCGGCGGCGCCCGGCCGCTCGGATCCCGCATCGCCCGGATGCAGGTTTTCGGCAGCGCCAGGCATGCCGGATTTCAGGTCGCGCAGGATCTCGCGAGAGGCCGAATTGCTCAGGCCCGCGCGCCGCGCGAGAAGATCGAATTTCCGTTCCGCCCGGATCGCCGCCGAGGGCTCGCCCCCGCCGGTCTCGAGCATGTCAGATGCGAGGTAATCGTCGGCGAACCCCTGTTCGATCGCGGCCGTGCCGCCGATCCAGGTCTCGCGATCGAGCATTTCGGCAATCTCCGCCGGGTCACCGCCGGAGCGCGCGGCGTAGATCTCCGCCGCGGTTGCGTCGAAGGGCTCGAGCCAGTCGGCCACCTCGCGCATGGCGTGGCGATCACCGGCCGCCATGACCCATGTGTTGTGGATCATCAGGAAACCCGCCCGCGCGATCCGAACCTCATCGCCGGCCATGGCAATGACCGAGGCGGCCGAGGCGGCAATGCCCAGGATGTTGACCGTGACCGCGTGGCGGTGCTCGCGCAACAGGTTGTAGATCGCCAGCCCCTCGAAGAAATCACCGCCCGGCGAATTGACATTCACCGTCACCGGTCGGTCGCCGACCGATCGCAGCGCGGCCGAGATCCGGCGCGCGGTCACCCCGTCGCCCCACATGTCGGCGCCGATCGGATCGAGGATCGAGATCGTCGCCGCGTCATCCTCAACAGCCGCCCGCACATCCGGCGCCCACCGCTGCAGCGCCTTCGGAGAAATGTCACTCTGCACGCCCGGGCGCGCCGTTGCTGTCGCCTTCGGCAGGTCGCGAATTGTCATCCCTTGTCCCTTCCCAGCATGTCGATCGGCGCGGTCGCCACCTGCGCCCGGAGATCGTCGGCCGCGCCACCCCGGCGCGGCAGGTTGAGCTTGTCGCGGCTTTCGTCGCTGGACATGACACCGGCCGCGACCATGCGGGACAGGAAGTCCCCCTTGGCCCGGCTGTCCATTTGCAGCATCGCCTCGCGGTTCCACTCCACGAACCACTTGCCCCGCCGCTCCGGCGGGATCAGATCCTTCAGTACCCGCGTCTCATTGCGGCGCAGGATCGGATTGATCCCCGTGCGCAACCAGGCCAGCATGATCGCCTCGACCCCGGTCCCCCACATCGTCTGCCCCTGCCCCGCGTGGCCGATCACGACAGGGGGCGTGCCGAACCAGCGGCACACGTCTTCGACCCCGAACCGCCGCGTATCCAAAAGCTGCGCGTCTTCCGGGTTCAGCGACAGGGCCGAGTATTCGAGCCCGCTTTCCAGGACCATCGTCTTGCCGGCCTTGTTGCTGCCAACGAAGTCGGCAAGCATGTTTTGCAGCTGTCCGCGCTGATCCGGGTCAAGCTCCTGATCGGACTTCAAGAGGCCGGCCGGCATCATGCCGTTCGCGAAGACCTTCGAGGCCGTTACGTCCGCCGCCAGCGCCGCGCCGAGCGATTGCGTGCCGTACTTGATCGCCGACATGCCAAGGCCATCACCGCCGCCGAAGCCGCGCACGTGAAAGACCCGCTCAGGCGGCAGCACATGGCGGCCGCCGTCCTCGGTAAAGTGATAATCGAACTGGCCGTCATCGCGCCGCTTCGGCGTCACGTTGAAGATCGGCCGCAGGCCCACCAGGCGACGCCCGATCATCAGACGTTCCGCGTAGAAGTTGCCCCGCAACAGCAGATGCGCCGCGTTCGCTTCCCAGAACTCGAGCCCCGTCTGGCCCCGGTTCGGGCTTGTCGTCAGCACCTCCGCGAGATCCGGCTCGATCTTCTGCCGCGAGCCGTTCGACTGCTTTTCATAGACCGCGAGCGGCAAGGATCCGATCGCCTCGGAATTGCCCTTCACGCAGGCCCAGGCCGCCGAGAGCGTGAGCGCGGAATTGACCGAAACCGTCTGCCCAGAGTTGCTGGTGTAGCCCATCCCGTGCCACGCATTGGCGCTCGACACCACTTCCCAGCCGCTTTCGCCGGCCGCGAGCTCGGCCCGCACACCGCGCATGGCCGCCTTCATGAAGCGCACGACCATCAGAAGACCCCCACGGGCGCGGCCAGCATGCCCGACAGGCCCCGCCGCTTGACCGGCGCCGGGTTCAGGCTCATCAGGTACACCGCGTTGAAGGCCGCCATCAGCGGGTCAATCTTGCCGGCCCCGGAAACCGCTTTCGTCACAATCACCGCGTTTCCCCTCGGTTCCGTTTTTGCATTGCCGACGCACCAGGACATCAGCGGCTGGCCCCCGTGGGCCAGAGACCCGTCGAAGAGCTTGCGCTCGGTCCCCTTGATCGCGCCGTTCAGCTTGTAGCCCTGCGATACGCTGGCGAGCGTGTCGGCCGGGATCCCGGCGAGCTCGAGCCCATCCACGATTGCCGCCACCCCTTCCGGGTCCAGCCCGACCCCGCCGCGTTCCGGCAAGAGCCCCGCATCCTGCACCCGCTTGACCAGGGCGATCAGCTCCTCGATATCCTGCGTCGGCGTGGTGCAGATCGTCAGCGCATCCTCGCGCTCGAGGTCCCGGAGCTTTTCGGCGATCCCCTTGCGCCGCGTCAGCGCCACCTCGTGCACCCAGGCCGAACACCACAGGAGCCAGCGTTTTGTCACGCGGTCGCGGCCGAGGATCGCGAGCCCCAAAAGGTCATCCATCCCGCCGCCGTCCACCCCGATCGTGCAGACCTCCGCCCGCGCCAGGATCTCCTCGATATCAAGCGCCGGCTCGACCGCCTCGATCCAGTAGCTTGCCCCGATCCATCCGCCCTTGTGATGCCCGAGGCCGATTTGAATATTCAGATGCTGCGACGCCCACCGCGCCAGCTCATCCTCGCCGGTCTCGATCGCCTTGTGATACTCCGGCACCAGCCGCTCGACCGTGATCGACGCGCCCAGGTTCGGAAGCACCGCCGGCCAGAGCGCCGGGTCTTTCCAAGGCTGTTTCTTGTCCGCCTGCAGCGCCTCGGGAAACTCGTAGAGCACTGGCAACATGCGCACGTGATCCACGATATCGCCGTCCCGCACCCCGCGCGCATATTCCAGCTCGGCCTTGAACACCCCTTGCGGCGGGATCTCCGATTGCGTCGTGATGATCACCAGCAGCGATTGCGGGTTGGTGATCATGCCGCCCCGGATCTGCCCGATCACCCGCGTCGCGAAATGCCGCTCGGCCATCACGTGCAGCTCATCCAGGATCGCGAAGGCCGGAATGCCGCCCGTGGTCACCGCCGGATCGAAGGACGTGACCTTGCACTTGGCATTGAGCGGCCGGCCCGTGTCCGGATCCGGGTAGATGTCCGTGATCGTCTTCTTGTTCGTATCGACCTTGAACCGCTTGGTGAGCCAAGGATCCGCCTCGATCATCCCCTGCATCTGCCCGAAACAGGTATCGGCCACCGCCTGCGTCGGCCCGACCACGATCCCCCGAATGTTCGGCGTCGTGTTCATCTGCAGCGCGATAAGCCCGATGCAGGCCGCGAGCGTGGTTTTCGTGTTCTTCTTCGGCACCAGGCAGAAGATTTCCCCGACCCGGCGCGCGCCATCCGAGCCGACCGAGCCGAAGGCGGCGCGCACGATATCGCGCGCCCATTCCTCGGCCACGTCCCGCATGAGCGGCTGGCCCGGAATGTCCGGCACCACCAGCTTGTCGAAAAGCTCGACCGCGACCTCGGACAGGTCCGGATCGAGATCGAGCGGCGGGATCGGCGTTGCCCCGCGCTGCAGCTTTTCCCACCAGTCCGGGCAGGCCGCCCAGGACATATCGCTCATTGCGGCCGCGCCTTGCTGCGGATCCGATCGTAGAGATCGCCGTAATCAGCCGCCGGCTCCGCCGCGTCGGCGAGGCGCTGCTCTTTCTTGCCCATGGGCGCCGGCTTCTCGGCCCCGTCATCCGCCCCGCGCCCCTTGCCCGGCGCAGGCTGTGCCGCAACCCGATCGAGACGATCCTGCAGCGCACGCACGCTCGGCGTATGCCCCTCGCGCACCTTGCGCAGAAGAACGTCGAGGCAGATCCCTTCCATCATCAGCGCGCCGCCTGAGAGCTCACGGGAAAAATACTTGCGCAGGGTCTTCTCATCGCACCCCAGCGCCTCGGCAATGGCCGCCTGCGTCCACCCCGCCGCCGCGCGAACGGCAACAAAGTCTTGATTTTGCTTATCTTTCCTAAAGGTCGGGCGCCCGCGCCGATCGCGGATCGGCTCGATCGGATTGCCGAAGAGGTCAAATCCGTCTGCCGCGCCCGGATTTTCGCCAGCCATGGGAAAAAATCTCCGAGTGAGGGGGGCTCAGGTGTCCCTGCGCCAAACTTTCTGACTTTCGACCCACCCCCACCCCGGGCCGCAGGTCAGGACGTGAAGACGGCCCACCATTGCTCGATAGCGCGGCGCGTCCGATCCATGTCTCGGCCGCCTTGCCGCTGTGCTCGTTCGAGACAAACCGCGGTCGGCTCGGCCAGCATCACCTCGCGCGCGCCGAGCTTGCGCTTCCAGAATTCCCGTTCCGCAGCATCGGCTGCGGTCGAAATTAGCCAGGCCTCACGTCCGGGCCTGGCCTTCGCCAGATCAGCAAGCATCCGGTTCCGCTTGCGCAGCGCCGGCCCCAGCCATTCGATGCGGTCCCAATCGTGCCGCAGCTCATGGCCAGCGAGACGACAGGCAATCAGGTCAAGGTCGATCACCACGTCATCCGGCGCAGCATGCAGCGCGACATATCTTGACTTCCCGGACGCTGCCGGCCCGCACACCAGCGTGACCGGGATCGCCGGGCGCGGCATCCACTCCGGCCGACCGCTGGCCGGCCGCCGCCTTTCGATCTTCTGTTTTTCGCTGTCGTGCCATTGCTTCGACACTGCCTGCAGGTTGTTCGGATCCCAGAACAGAACCGGATCGCCCTTGTGTTCGCGGATATGGTCCGCGATCGGCGCGTCAGGATCGTCGCGCCCTCCGATCAGCGGGACGCCCGTTTGCTGGCACGTGTAGCCATCGCGCTTCAGCACTTGCCTCCGCAGATCTTTCCATCGCTTGAGGCTGTACCAGGCACGCCAGGGCTTTTCCCTCGCCCGGCTCTGGTCCTGCGCCCTGCTGTCGCCTACCGCAGCGCCGAGCCGAGGCGCAGGCGCCGCGAGGCGCTTCGGCATTGCCTTGAGGCGCCCCATCAGGAGATCGTCATGCGAAAGAACCACGCGAAGGGCAGACCCGCCCGCAGGCCGACATAGGCCAGAGCAAGCCCGGCCAGACCAGACAGACGCAGCCAGGCCCGGCGCTCGATCGAAATCGTCAAAGATGAAATCTCCATTGCCTGTCCTTCCCGATGGATGGCCACCCGCCCCGCCGCTGCAGGTGACCGCACTGTCCGTCGCGCCTGTCGGCGGGCGCGCTCTGGGTATTCGATCGGGGCCGGCGCTGCCCTGCCGGCCCCTGTCCATCGACCCCCATCCGAGGGAGGTCTGCTCGGGCCGCTGGGTCTGGAAATAGAAAGCGCCCGGTCGGATCTCTCCGCCGGGCGCAATTCGGTTCGCAGGCAAGATGTCAACGAACTGACATTCGGTCAACAGGTTTTTTCCAAGGGGCAACAGGTGGAAGGTCCTCGGTCACCTCGAACGCAGTAAGATCACTACGAGTTCTGAACGTGTCGCGCAGCATGGCCAGGGCCATTCTCCACTGCAACCATGCCCGCCGCGCCGCCGCCACTTCGGATGCCGTTCCGCGATAGGTCACCGGGCACACATAGCCATCGTCACGACCGAGCTGCGCCTCAGGCCACCGCGCCATATTCCCATCCCCGCGCCAGAATGACCGCGCCGCGAAGAGCCCGTGCTTGTTTCGCTTCCACTCGACGGGCTCGCACCTTGGTTCGACATCCGAGCCCCAGCACGGCATGAGGCGAAACCGGGAGCACTCGGCAATCTGGACAGCCATGCCCCGGCCACCAACGGCCTCCGGAAGGCTGGCCACGGCAGACGCGACGAGGTCAGCGTCCGGGTGAGATTCCGATCTACCGCCGCCGTCAACCGTGCAACCGAGCATCGCTCTCTGGATCAGCACATATTCGATCCCGAAGTTGGGGCGTGCATCTGCCATGGCGCCGAGTTCATCGAGATCCATCGACACCTTCTCGACCGCGAATGCCCAGACCAGAAGATCCCAGATCGAAACCTCACGCTTCCCACCACGCGCCGGACGCACCCCACGACCGCCGCCCAACGGCACGATCTGCCCGCGCTCATAGCTCATTGCGCTACCTCTCCTGTTTCGACAATCGCTTTCAGATCCGCCAGACGCGCCCGGTATCGGCGCGCCCAGGCCACGTCCCCCGCATCGACCGAGCGACCGAGCGCGACCCGTTCGTCGAGCACCTGCAGTCGCCGTTCGTTCTTGCGCGCCTGGTCCGAGATCAGATGCGCCTCACCCGGTCGCGTGGGCGGCCTCCGTCGCCGCTCGAAGAAGTCCGCAGTCTCGACCAGCGTCCCGGCCCTCAACGCCCTGGGCCCCTCGACCGAGGCGAACCAGCGCCGCAGCGCCGGAAGCTCATCGACCGGGCGGGGCCGCACGATCTGCGCCATCGCCCGGAAGACCCCGAGGCCCGGCCATTGGTTCCGAGCCTTCCCCTCGCCGTGGATCTCGACCATGCAGCGCAACGCTTCCAGTTCCCCGTCTCCGAGGTAAGCAAGGTCATCGGCCAGCCGATCCAGCGCCTGCCGGTGCGCCTCAGCATCTTCGCCCCGTTTCAGCCTGAACCCCAGCCGATCAAACAGCAACCTGCGCACCCGGTCCCGGTTCGTCTCTTCCCTCTCAGCAGCTCCATTTTCCATGCCTGCCTCCTGTCCGATGTCCCGACTTATCCACAGCGCTCAGCGGCGGTTTCTTCCGGCGCCTGCTGTTTTCCTTTCAGTCTCATTTCTTCTCTTTTCCTTTCAGCGGCGCGGTTCTTGGAAAAAACGAAAACTTCCAAAACCTTCCAGAAATCTTCCGCCGGAACTTCCGGTTTCTTCCGTTGGAAGTTTTTCAGCGCCTAACCCGTTGAAGATATTGCGTTCAGCGCCTCGACCACCCGCTTGCGCGTCGCGCTGCCGCCCGGAAACGCCTGCTCTATCCAGTCGCTCAGCTGGTTCACGCGCTCCTCGCTTGCCGCGATCCGATCGCCGCCGGGCAAGCTGCGCAGGTGGCCGGCGATGGTGGCCAGCCGCTTGCGCATCCGGTCATCGGCGTTCTTGGCCGCGTTGCGCCGCTTCGAGGTCAGGGCATCCAGGGCGACCTCGGTCACCACCGGATGGGCGAGCCGAACCTCGCCGTTGTCGCACATCACCGGCGACCAGCCGTGCAGCGGTGTGACCTCGCGGCGCAGGAGCGCCTGCCACCGTTCGAGGGGCAGATGCAGAAGGAACGCCAGGTCGGCGTCCTCGCGCGGAAGCGTTCCGATCGGTGTTTCGTCCTGGGCAAAGCAAAAGAGCTCGAAGCCGTAGAAGCCGACCTCAGGGTCGGCATAGGCCTTCTTCCGGAACCCGCTGCCGCGCCAGCGCTTCAGGTTCCATTGCAGGAAGTAATGCGCGTCCAGCCTGTCCGCCGAGGCGATCGGGTATTCCGGCAGATCCGCCATGTCGATCAATCGTGCCGCGCGCTCTGTCATCACGGCCCCCTCACATCGTCGCGGGGCCCAGCCTTCGCGCCGTCCTCCCTCATGCGCCGGCCGAGTTCAGCTTCCAGGAACTGATCCATAGTGATGGTGCCCCAGCCGGACCTCGTTCCGGTACAGCGTTCTCGGCGGCGCGGCGGCAAACCGAGCATCCGCCTGCGCTGCCCGACGGTCTGGGCACGGGTGTATCCGCAGGCCGCTGCTATGTCCTTCTGGCTCACCCCAGCCAACCAGAGCCGCGTGAAGTATTCCGCAGAGCACTTCTCGAGAGGCCGCCTGTTGGATGCCCGGCTCGGCAAGCCCAGAGCCTTCGCCCTCAAGCTCACGGCTTGCCGCGACACGCCAAGCGCTTCGGCGAGGCGCTTCACCGGAATGTCGTGGCGCGCCCATAGCGGTTCAAGCTGCTCGCGCGTGATGTTCCGGAGAGCGCCCGGCGTGCCGTAGGTCATTCGATGCCCTCCGGCTGCATGTCGTCAATCGCATCCGCCAGGCGCCGCAGCTGATCGGCCGTGCTCCCATCTGCAAAGCCAGAGATCAGCGCCGCCGCGATGCTCAGGTCAGGCTCATGAATCCCGATGGCAACCCCGGTCTCCGGATGCCAGGAGACCCGCCAGGTCCATTGCCCGACCGGCAAATCCACGGATCGAACCGGCGTGATGACATGTGCTCCGTTCCTCGCGGCGCGCGCCTCAGCCATCCTCGCCCCCCGTGTTCTCGGTATGTTTTCCGGAAAGTTTTTCCAGCCTGCGCGCGGCAGACCCGGCCCACCAGGTGCAGAATGTGCCCAGCCGGAGCGCCAGCCAGTCGCCGCGCGCGGCAAGCGCGACGGCGGACTGGATCTCGATCATCAAGATCGCCCTGCGCACCCGGGTCATGCCTGACCGCCCAGGTGCCTTATCAGCGCGGGACCGATCTCTTCGTTGGAAATCGCCCGCGCGATGACCCATCCCTGCGGCGCGTTCGTCCCTTCCCACCAGTTCTGGGCGGTCTTGGGATCGACATCGAACACATAGGCCACATGGGCCGGGGATCTGAAGTTGCCGCAGACGAAATCGCGCCAGCGCTTCGCGAAGCACCGGCGGTAATCCATTGATTTTAATTCGGAAAACTTTCCGGAAGACGTTTCCATGGTCCCTGCCCTATCTTGTGGGTGTGAACCGGGACTTTGGACCTGAAACTGAGAAGGAAGCGCGGGGGCGGTCATTCGGTCGCCCCCGTCGCGTTCTCGGAGGGTGGGTTCGACGCCACCCAAGACGCGACAGCAACCTTGCCTTCGGTCAGCCGCTCAATCTCAGCCGCCTTGCTCCAAGATGGCTTGGATCCACTAAGCCAGCGGTTAACGGTCGGTTGAGAGACATTCACTGCATCAGCGAACGCCTTTTGCGTCATGCCACTGGACTTGAGATATTCTGCGAGACTGCTCATGCGCAACAAATACGTCAGACGTATGCACCCGTCAATCCGCCACACGAATAATTATACAGCCATGGGGATAGCCCGAGGCAGCCACATTTGCGACACAGCGACGATGAAGAATCTGAAGCGCATACGCCTAGCCAGGAAGTGGTCCCAAGCGCGGCTTGCGGAAGCCGCGGGCGTCAAGCAGGCGACAATATCACGGATCGAAAGCGGCACGAACAACCCGTCGCTTTCTGTCGCGGACAAGATCGCAAATGCGCTAAACGTCAGCACCGTTGAGCTTTTTGGCGTTCCCGAGCTTGAGCAACGTCTTCTGGAAGCCTTTCGCTCAGCATCTCCAGAACGTCGCGCCGCGCTACTGACGCTCCTTGAGAGCGATCAAGAATAGCTGATTCACATTTTCCGGACACAACATATCGTGTCGCGGCCAAAATCTGGCTGACATAGTACGCAGGCATTTGTCCCCCTTGTCGTTCCGCAAATGTCCTAGCACATCCCATCACCACCAGGCGCGCATTTTTTCGTCATCATATACGTGCTGCGTATTTACAACGGAATACGTCTGACGTATCACTTTCCCATCACAACCTCAGACAGCCCGACTGACTGCGGCAAACCTGATGGGAGACGCATATGGCCAAACCCGAAGACCTCAACTTCCTGACCTTCGTCCAGTCGTTCCGGCGCGGCGCACTGATCGCCGAGGCCGACGACCGAATGGCCGATCTGGTTGATGCGCTCGAAGAGCGCGGCGGCAAGGGCACCCTGACGATCGACCTGTCGTTCTCCGTGAACAAGGCGGGCCAGATCGAGATCGTCCCGACCGTCAAAGCCAAGGTGCCGCCGCGCGCCATCGGCACCGGGATCTACTGGCCCCATCATGGGCGGCTGTCCCGATCCGACCCGAACCAAGCCGACATCGAAGACTACATCGGCGCGCACGATCGCGCGGCCGAGTGACCCAGAGGAGCACCCCAATGGACAAGACCGAAGACATCCCCGAGGGACGCGACCCGATCCGCGAGCTGGACGCCGTGATCGAGGCGGAACGGATCTCCGCGCCGGTGGTCGAGGGCCACAACGGCGACAAGATCCTGATGCTGCCGCGCGGCTTCACCACCCAGATCGTCGAGGATGAATTCGCCCTGCCGCCGCACATCGCCGCGAGCGTGACGGTCGACAAGGCGGACTCGCACATCGCCTATATCAACCGCTTCCGGGACGACAATTCGATCCTGCTGGCCGACCACGACAGCGGCAAGATCATCGCCCGCCTCGACTGGCACACCCACAATGCCGAGGGATCTCCACTTTCCCAGCGTCTGGAAGATGCGCCGCCGGCCCCACGCCACGAAGATGCGCCGCTGGCCCCGCGCCAGGATCGACACCGCACGACATTCATCCTGCGGGCGTCCGAGGAATACGCACGCTGGAACGAGTTCGAAGGCAAGATGCACTCGCAAGAGGAGTTCGCGCGGTTCCTGGAAGAGAACGCCGTCGATATCGGAGACCCCGAACCCAGCGTGATGATCGAGATCAGCCGGGATCTGGAAGCCAGCCAGGGCGCCAAGTTCTCCTCGAAGACCCGGCTGGAGAACGGCGACCGCGCCTTCACCTACGAGACCGAGACCCATGTGAAGGGTGACATCGTCATCCCGCGCAGCTTCTACCTGAACATCCCGCTCTACTACGGCGAGGATCCGGTGCAGCTGGAATGCCTGTTCCGCTGGCGACCCACCCCTGCCGGCCTGCAACTCGGCTTTGCCTGGCGCCGCGTCGAGTACATGCGCCGCGCCTATTTCGAGCAGATCGCAACCCGCATTTCCGAAGAGACCGGCCTGCCCCTCTTCTTCGGCCGCACAGGAGGCAACTGATCATGCCCAAGAACGCAAGCACCCGCATCCGCCGCCACGCCTATGACCTGGGCGGGCGCCTCCTTTCCGCCCACGCCGCGGCCAAGCCGGAGGCCGCGCTGATCGCGATCCTCGGCTGGCAACCGATGGACCTGGACGAGACGGAGGCCGGTTTCTGCATGAGCCTCTACGGCATCGAGACTGGCCGCCACGCCAGCCGCACCGGCGCGATCCTCGCCTGGGCCCGCCTCGCCACCGAGGATGAGGACACCACCCGCCGCCGCGCCCTGATCCGCGCGACGCCGGGCTTCCGCTCGACGGCGGCAGCGGCGTGAGCCTGTCGGTTGCGCTCTGCCGGCCCGTCTCGGCCGAGGCGCGCGTCATCGGTGGCGAGCATCGCCTGGAGATCGTGGACGAGGCCGGGATGCGCATGACCGTTCTGTTCGGGAGCCAGAGCGCGGCGGAATACGCCGCTGCCGGGATCCAGGGCGGCATGAGTGTCGATCGGCGCGCCGCCGAACCTGAATAACTGCCAGCCGCTGCCCCCTCCCGATCTGCCGGGCAGCGGCCACCTCGCCGGGGTTTCGGCCCCGGCCCTTTCCAACACCGGGATCCACGCCACCCCAGCCGGCGCGGACGAAGCGGCGGGGCTCCCCCAATCCCACCATCGCACAAGCCCCGCCGCCGAATTCACAGGCCAAGAGGAGGTCCACACCATGCGCTTCGTGAAGCTCGCCCTCTACCTCGGCAGCGCCGCCCTGATGATCGCGCTGCTCATCAAGGGCGCCGCCACGCTGGCCGCGTGGATCACCTCGGCGCCCACCCCCTAAGGAGCACAACCCATGGAGAATGACACCCCCGGCGCCCGCCTCGACGGCCCCCGCCTGCTGCTGATCATCGTCTTCGGCTGCTTCGCCGTGCTGATGCCCTATGCGCTGGCTGGCGAGGGCGCTGTGGCGACCTGCGCGATGGAGATGCAACCGTGAAGAACAAGCTCACCGACCTGAACAACCACCTGTTCGCCCAGCTGGAACGCCTGTCCGCCGAGGACATGACACCGGATCAAATCGAGCAGGAAGCGAAGCGCGCGGAAGCCATCGTGTCAGTCTCCGACACGATCACGCGGAACGCTGACCTCCAGCTGAAGGCCGCGAAGCTGTTCGCGGAGCACGGCCAGGGCGTCCTCCCCATGCTGCCCCAGATCGGGAAGAACTCCGAATGAAGGGGCGGTGGATCGAATACAGCAAGGCAGAACTGGCATGGATCCAGTCCAATGCAACCAGGCCGCGCCGGGAGGCTCACGCCGAGTTCCAGCAGCGGTTCGGCCGCGCGGACGTGTCGCTCGCCAACTTCAACTCGCTCTGCAAGCGCAAGGGCTGGATGACCGGCCGGACAGGCCAATACGACAAGGGCCGCACCCCTGAGAACAAGGGCAAGAAGTGCGCGCCCGGCACCGGGGGCCTGCACCCGAACGCCCGCAAGACCCAGTTCAAGAAAGGGCAAAAGCCGCACAGCTATCGCGGCGCCGGGCATGAGCGGATCTGCCCCAAGGACGGCTATATCATCATGATCGTGGACGAGCCGAACCCCTGGACCGGCGCAGCCACCCGGCCTGTCCACAAGCACCGCTATCTCTGGGAAAAGGCGAACGGCCCCATTCCCAGGGACCATGTCCTCAAGTGCCTGGACGGCGACAAGACCAACACCGACCCGTCGAACTGGGAAGCGATCCCGATGGCCCTGTTGCCCCGGCTGTCCGGAGGCCGCTGGTACAAGCCATATGACGCCTATGAACCCGAGATCCGCCCCACGGTGCTGGCAACGGCGAAGCTGGAGCACGCGGCGCGGGAAGCGAAGAAGGGGAAGGCAGCAGAATGACCGAAGCATCCCGAGACACCCGCCGCGCCATGGCCGCAATCAGGGAGATCCTGGACGGCCGAGATCCGGTGCGCGACCGCCCGCAGGTTCTGATCACACTCGACCACGTCGTGAGCGCGCTCCTGCTGGCAGCAATGGAGCAAGATCACAGGAAGGCGGTGGCAATGCTCAACGAGGGCACCGTGCCCCATGTGGAAGAGCGGATCGCCCTGCACGCATCCCGGACGGGAGACCGCAAATGAACGGCGACGGAATGACAAACCTTCACTGGCTCGAGAACAGCACCCCGAACGGATGGGCTTGGGCGCTGGCCGGCATCCCTGCAACCTTGGCCTGGATTGCCGCCGCGCTCTGCTGGTTCCTTGAACCCCGACTTGCCGCAGAGGTCTTACCGCTGGCTTGGGCCATGTGGGCGGCCATCGGCTGGTATGGCCTTCTGGTTGTGATCTTCGGCGGCTGGCTTGGCCTGCTGGCGATCACCGCATCAGTCTGAATCCAACAATCCCCGGAGGCACCGATGCCCTTCAACGAAATGCAGATCGTTGCCGCAGCGCGGGCGATTGACCGGATCGGCCTTCGCGAGCGCGGCTGGTCCGAGAACCAAATCGACCGGGCATTTCGGCAAGTCCCGATGCCCGCCGAGACCAGCCTGAAACTTGCACGAGCGGCACTCGAAGCTGCCGAAAACGTGCGATCCAGCTAACCCCGGGCTTGCCCGGTCCAATTACCTCGAAAGGAAAAACAATGCCGAACCCGATCATGAAATACTTTGAATACGCGCACCTGCCGGAACATTTGCAGGCGGTCAGCAAGCCCTTCGGCGACATGGCCACGCAGATGAACGATCAGCTGCCGGACGGACCGGAAAAGAGCGCTGGTCTGCGGAAGTTGCTCGAGGCGAAGGACTGCATGGTCCGCGCAGCCCTGTCCAGCTAACCCCGGAGGCCAAAATGCGAAAGTGCAACGTCAGGATCGAGGATATGCACTTCCACGAACTGCATCACGCCCTCGGATGCCCATGGCCGGATGAGGTCATGGGGGAGACATACCGCAACTACTTCGCGGCAGGGCCGGACAGCAGCACCGCCGATAGGATGCGCGCGTCTACACACTGGACGAACGGCACCGAGAAATTCGGGATGGCCTACTTCCACGTCACGGAAGCGGGGAAGCGCGCGCTGGTCGAGCACATGCGCTCGAACGTCGAAACCCCGGCACGATACGCGGTCACCTTCAGGCATCACGAAGGCTGCATCATCGTCAGCGCGCGAAGCCGATCAGCGGCCAAGTACGCGGCCTACATCCACGCCGATATAGACTGGCCCTTCATGGAATACACCGCCGAGATCAAATCGGTTCGGCTGTTCGCACCGGCCAGCGTCCCGGCACAGTCCAGCTAACCCCGGAGGCCGATATGGTAGCCTACAATTTCCAAGCGCAATTTGCGCCAGACGTTGAATCCGGTCGCAAGCGGCAGACCATCCGGCGGGACGGAAAGCGCCGCCATGCAAGGCCCGGAGAGGCGGTGCAGCTCTACACCGGGATGCGGACGAAGGGGTGCCGCCAGCTCGGCACAGGCATCTGCACGACGTCGACCTATTGCGCGATCCGCGAGGACGGCATCACGCTTGGGAACCACCCGAAGGTCAACATTGCCGAATTCGCGCGGGCTGATGGCTTTCGAGACTTCGACCACATGAAGCAATGGTTCCGCGAAACGCACGGCCTGCCTTTCACCGGGCGGCTGATCGCGTGGGAACCGCAGTCCAGCTAACCCCGGAGGCGCCATGTTCACCCCGAGCCGCGGCGAGCAACGCAAGCTCGCAGACTACCTGGACGAAATCGCAGACGAAAAGCTGATCGGGCACCCGCCTGGACCAAGTGACCCCGTATCCGCCAGCCGGATTTCCCTGGGCGCCGCGTACCGCCTTGTCGCGGCCGACATGCGCGAGCTGTCGGAGGCGCGGACGTGATGTTCGGAGGCCCCCGAGGCACAAAGCGTGACAAGAGCGCCAACGTCGAGACGCTGGCCAGAGCGCATGCCGCCGAAAAAGAGCGCGACGACGCCAAGGCCGCTCTGGAAAAGATGAAGAGGGAGCGCGACGCGGCCCGCGACAAGCTGGCCGAGCTGCGCCCGCTGCGGTGCTCCTTCTGCGCCAAGACGCACCACGAAGTCCGCAAGATGATCGCGGGGCCATCGGTGTTCATCTGTGATGAATGCGTGGATGTTTGCGCCCGCATCGTCAGCGCCGAGGCCAGCCCCGCCCTGACAGAAGAGGACTGACATGGGCCGTCTCGACTTCAAACCACGCCTCATGCAAGCCGACACCAGGAGATAGACATGGCGACACAAGTGAGCCTTGCCACGGCGGAAGACATCGCCGCCCTAACCGCCGAGATCCGAGAACTTCGGCGCCAGCTCGCAGGCAGCACCATCACGCCTCCGCCGCGGTGGGTGTCGGTTCCTGACGCCGCGCGACACTTCGGGGTTCACCGGGGAACCATCGCGCGCTGGATCGACGCTGGGAAAATCGAGGCGCGAGGATCGGTGCGCAGGCGCGAAGTCCTGCTGCCGAGCTACCATGGCGACTAGTCCATGCGCTTGGCAATGTCCTCTGCGGTCTCGTCGTAATAGGTCATGAGCATCTTGATGTCCCGGTGCCCGATCACCTTCGCCAGCGTCAGAACATCCAGCTTCCGGGCGAGACGGGTCACGGCAGCATGCCTGGAATCGTGGAACGTCAGCCCTTCCACGCCAGCCTTGTCCCGCACCTTCCGAAACAGTGAGTCCAGAGATCTGGACGACACGTCGAAACCCGGCCCCGGCAGCGCCTCCCAGAGCCGCACAGCCTCTCTGGACAGGGGCACTTCGCGCGCGGTGCCATTCTTCGTCAACGGCAAGTGAGCCACACGGCGGGCCGTGTCGACGGTCTCAGCCCCCAGCGACAGGATCTCCCCTGCCCGCATTCCGGTTTCGATAGCGAACCGAAATGCGTGGAAGGCTCGCGCCGTCGCCGTAGAGAGGTCAGGACCGGCCACATGGGCCATCCGCTCCAGCTCCGCCTCAGTGACCAGACGATCCCGCGCAGGAGGCCGTGACGGCTTGCGCACGTCCTTCATCGGGTTCTCGTGGATCATGCCCCATTCGCGCCGCGCCTGTGTCAGCACCGACGACAGCAAGTTCATCTCGCGCGCCACCGTACCGGGCGACACCTCGCGCAGCCGACTGTCTCGCCATTCCGCGAAATCCGAGGCAGCGAGTTCCCGCATCTGCCTTCGGGCGATAGGGTCTTTCTTGAACCGCTCCAGCCGGATCACCTCCCATCGATGCCCGCGCTTCCCTGGAGAAACCTCCCTGGCGTACCTGTCCAGGACATCCCCGAACGGCGCCGCCGCCGCGACCTTCTGCGCGTTCAGGATCTCGTATTCCTGCCGGGCAGCCCAATCCTTGGCTTCCTGCCGGGTCGGGAGTACCTTCGACCTGCGCTGCCCCTTGCGGACCACCTCTGCGCGCCAGCCGCTCTTGTGTTTTCGAATCGAAGCCAAATTACGCACCGTGCGTGAGGGATGCGTAAACGGGTACTCCGAAATGCGCGCACGACGCAACAAGGCGGGGCTTAGGGTGCTCTCGGGAGCCTTGTTTTGCTGGATATTGCGACGCGCTTGTCGCAT